ATGCACGCCACCTGGTACGCACCGGCGGTACCACCGGACCCCTGGTTGGCGATGACGACGTCGGTGGCGCTAATGGCGCTGTTGGTGCAGGTGAACGAAACACTGGTCACGCTTGCCAGGGACGCAGCCTGCATCGTGATCGTGCCGGCCTTGGCGTTGACGACGACGGTCGTGGATTTGCTGGTGAGCTGGGTGACCGTGCCAAACGCAGCGGGGCCAAAACCAACCGCAGGGGCCGCTGCGATCCGGTTGTTGGTGTCGGTGGAGATGAAGAACCCAGACGGGATGTCAGCGGGATCAGCCATGGGGAATCAGGCGGCCTTGCGCCGCGGCATTTGCACAATCTTATCCATGTCCGGCAGGCTTGCCACCAGGTCCCCAAAGCCGGTGCCGGCCACGGGCTGGGCTGAGATGCCGTTGTCCTTGAGGAACTGGCGCAAGATGTTGAGCTCAGCGGTGCTGATAGAGCCTTCGTCCAGCTTGGATTTCAGGTGGTAGGCCAGGTCGGCGTGAAGGTCGGACAGGACACGGGTGGTGTCGGCCATTGGGGGACACAGGAGCAATGCCGGCAGGCTAAGGCACCCAAGGACCCCCCATGGGGCTGACGACAGGGGCAGTAGTACATGTGTATGTGTATGTAGAGAAAGGAGGGCCACCTCCGCCCTATGGTTACCTATGGTTTACCTATGGTTAATAGCTCTCCGAAGGAGAGCGGTACAGGGACCTATAGCTCCCTATGGTTACCTATGTGTAGTTAGACTATAGATACCTATAGATACTATGGATTATGTCTTATGTGTATAAGAATAAGAATCCATAGGTACCCATAGTTCCCTGTAGGTTTTGGACGGCTGACGCCGGCACCTAAAGACCAACAGCCAGACACCCCATAGACACCTTTGTGCAATTCCTGGGTACCTTTATTAACCAGGTGTGCGTCGTAGGTGGAATGGGGGTGAGTTGGGGGGGGGATTGGGGTGACTATTTTGGCCCAAAAATGTGAATGGAAGCTGGGGTGGAGCGGGGGTGAGAATTTTGGCCCAAAAATGTGAATGGGTTACGCATACCCTGCGGGGACCGGACACCCCCCCTGGGGGGCCCTTGCGGGGATCTAAGCTAGGCCCGGGGGGATCTTGTGTCCATTGGGGCTCTGGACAGCCAGTGATACCAAGGGGTTTGGCCAGTTGCGTACCTGTGTCTACAGCAGGTACGCAAGGGGTGGACAGGGGGCGGCAGGGGGTCGGGCTGGCCTGGGGCAGGGGGATCCACGGTTGCCCGATGGGGTATGGGTAGATGCAGGAGAATTTACCCGACCACCTAAACCGCTCCCCAACTAAACCCCACTTTCCCCACCGCCAAACGGGATTATGAAGAGTTGCGACTATGGGCCGCCAATGGGCCCAGCCGGCGGCAATGATGCGCGAGCAACCGGGCCCCAGGCCCAGCAGTTGCACACCACACCAAACCGCGATCCATGAACACCCCAAACGTCACAGCTTCCAGCACCAAAGCCGAGATCATCGACGCAGCCTCTGAGCTGGTGTCCATCCAGGCCGACACCATTGCCGACCTCCAGGATCGGCAGCTGGTTCTATGGGCCCTAGTAGGGATCTTGTCGGTCCTACTGCTGCTGGGTGCCCACTAGGCACCGACCCTGGGCCCTTCGGGGCCCCCATCCATCCATCCATCCCTCCGAACCGCGACCAATGGCCTCTCGCATCTTCGCCACCGCCACTGCACTTGCTCCTAGCCCCGCTTGCCACCAACTGCACACCATCGCCACGGATGACAAGCACCGGGTGACCGTGCGCCAGATCATCGACGCGGTAGACACCTGGGTTCAATTCAACCTACGGACCGAGCACGGCTTAGCCATCAACGGCAATGAAATCTATTGGCTTGATTACGCCGACGGCCAGGGCCATCAATTCTTGGCCCATACAGGCCCACTGCTGCGCCTAGGTGTCCGCCCTGGATCAAACGAAGGCTGGCTTCTGGTTGCCTACGTCGAAGGCAGAGCCACCCCCATTCTTAGCGCCAAGCTTTGGACCCTGGACGCTGCCCAACAACTCATGGCCGCATTGTCACGCGCTAGCGCCGATTGCTTGGTCTGAAGCCAGCACTGGGCCCCACTCTGGGCCCTCTGCTGCCCTCACCGGCAGCCATCCACACCGAACCGCGACCAATGGAAACCAACACCGCCCCGATCCCCACCGTGTCCAGCATCGAGGCAGGCCTCCAGTTACTGGCATCAAGCCTGATCCTTGTCACCCGCACCGATGGCACCGAATACCGGATGCTTCGGGAAGACTGCCCCCTGCACGCCGACCTGCAGGACATCATCAGGGCCGCCCACGACGGCGAGCTGCCCAACGACTGGCGGTTTGCTATGACCTACGACCTGTGCCACGCCTTGCTTGACTACTCCCAGCCCCTGGCTTGTGCCGTCACCCTTGACGACTACCGGGAATGGGTCGGCGACATTGTCGAGCTCCAAGTCGACACCAGTACCCATGCCTTGCTGACCTGGCTGGCTGACAACGTAAGCCGCTGTTACTTCGACGACGTCGACGCCTGGGCTGAAGGCGCCGACGGCTCAGACATCGCCGACCTGGCGGGCCGCCGCCAGAGGGAAGCGATTGACACCATGGCCCACGCCATCTTGTCCGGACTCGACGCGCTGGTGGCGGCATGAACCGGGCCCTTCTTACCGCCTGCCTGGTCTGGCTGGTGTCCCTGGCCGTATGGCTAGGGGCCCTGGCCCAGCTCAGCCAGCCACGTCACGCCAGCATCCCGGACCGTTCCACCCTGACCCGATACCCCGGACCCTGAAGCCGGCACGGGGCCCCTTAGCCCGGGCCCCACTCCATCCCTGCCCCATCCCTCACCCATGCCCACCGACGCAGACCTAGCCGCCGCCTTCCGGGCCTGGTGGTTTGACTCCTACAAACACCCGCCCAACGCCGCAGCCGTGGCCACCGCTACCCACTGGGCCCGCCATGTGCTCGCCACGTACGGACCGAACCAGTGGAAAGCCCGCGCCAACCCGTGACCCAGCCCGACTCCGTCGCCCTGGCCCGGCTCCGCTCGGACCTGCTCGACGCCATGTGGAGCTCGTTCCCGACTGCCCTAAGCATTGGGCAACTGCGGGCCCATGCGTTGGCCACAAGGTCCGTTCAGGACGAGATCACGTTCAACGCAACGCTCAAGGCACAACTCAAAGCGTTGGCCCAAAGCAAGTTGGTTCGGATCACCCAGGCCAAGTACCTGCTGACAGATGCTGGTCGTCGAGACCGGCAACAGGCCGCCAGGTTTCTAGGCAACAGACACAACCCACCACCAGAGGCAGCATGACCAGCGACGACACGACCCAAGCCCTGCTCGACCAACGAGCCAAGACCCACGGCAATTACATGCTGCACGCTGAGATCACCCAGGATCTCAAGAGCACCATGCGCCATCACATCTCAGACTTGACCTTGGGTCTCGACGACGACATGCAGGAGACCTTGGACATGATCGCCCACAAGATCGGACGCATCATTGCGGGTAACCCCAGCGTCATTGACCATTGGGCAGACATCGCTGGGTACGCACAGCTTGTAGCCAACAGATTGAAGGTCGACGGCAATGGCATTTAACAAGAGCAACTACATGCTGCAACAACAAGAACTACGGGAAGCCGTGGTTGGTTTAGGTTTAACCAGGACCGAGGACCCCGGGTCCAAGCTGTATCGGGGCACCGTTAGCTTTGGTGCAGCTCGGCCCATGACTGAGCTGATCCGTGCTACATCCAAGGCTGAGGCCATCAAGTTTGCGACCAATCGTTACCCAACTGCAACCAACATCGAGATCCAAGATGACAAACGCCGCCGCTAATCTACCCGCTGGTGTGAACCCGATTTCCGCACCACCTAGCAAGGGCGACGCCAATAATCGAGGCGACGTGCTGTGGTTTACGCCTGAACACGGCTGGTACAAGGGCTGGTTTCAGCTCAAGCATTGGAAAGGGACCAGCCATTGGGCAAGGATCCCTGATGAACCGCAGGTGCCAACTGTCACCGACGTCGTGGCTGAGCGTGACGCTGCGTTCAAGCGTTGGCTTGACCAGTTCCCTACCCAGTTGGACCCCACTGCTGTGGCCTTGTTGAGATCTGGGTTTGATGGTGGTTACACCTACCGTGGCCAGCCTTAGCGACCAGCTAGCACTGGAGCGGGAGATGTTGCAGATCGGGGCCGACACTTTCTCATCTCGCATGGTGCGTAATCGTGCGCACAAGATGGAGAGCCTGTCGAAACACGGTGATCTGATTGCTGCTGCTGGTGTTGACAAGATCGTCGCTGACCTACGTCGGCACCGCAACAACATGCGCGACGGCAAGGCTGGCCGTGGCTATGCGCACATGGGGCCCCTGCTGCAGCTGTCACCACACAAGGTGGCAGCAGTGGCGATGCGGGTGACGCTGGATCAACTGAGCCAGGTACCCAAGCACCATGCGTTGGCCATGCTCCTGGCTGACCGGCTGTGGCTGGAGACCATGCTGGCCCGTGCGTCCGAGTACGAACTGAAGGTCCACAACAAGCAGCGGGCTGGGTTCGAGCACAAGAAGGCGGACGCCATGCGCATGAAGAACTCAGAGATCTGGACGCCACAAGAGCGGCTCAGCGTCGGCGTGTTCCTCATCCATCTGGTTGAGCTGCACACCGGGCTGATCCAGGTCTGCGTTGAGCGTGGCCCCATGCGCAGCATCAAAACCGTGCGTGCAACCCAGGCTGCACTCGACTGGGTGCGTAACGCCGAGGACCAGCAGCGCCTGCTCTGTCCCTTTGCGTTGCCGACCATCGTCCCACCTCGGGACTGGTCAGACCCGATGACCGGTGGGTACTGGACTGAAGGCTTGCCCGGCAACGTGTTGATTAAGCACAATGCCGAGCTGGTTGCAGCCCAGGCCACAGGTGACGAGACCTTCATGGTGGCTGCCAACCTGCAGCAAACCGTTGGCTGGAAGGTCAACCGCTGGATGCTGGAGCAGGTCAGCCATGCGTGGGACAAGGGGCTGATGATCGGCAGCTTGATGTCCCGCCTGCCACATGAGATCCCGCCGTACCCCAAGCACTTGGCCGACGACGACCCAGGTGTATTGGAGTGGAAGATGGTGGCCCGCACCTTGCATCAACGCAATGACCGGGACAACTCCAAGCGCATGGTGACCGCCAAGCAGCTATGGGTTGCACGTCGCATGGCACGGGAACAGGTGTTGTATTTCCCGGTGCAGCTGGACTTCCGGGGTCGGTACTACTACCGGCCTGGGTACATGCAGCCCCAAGCGAACGACGTGGGTCGGTCGTTGCTGGTGTTCGCCAATGGGACGCCGATCACAAGCGACGCTGAGGCTGATTGGCTGCGCATCCATGGGGCCAACACCTATGGGTACAGCAAGCTGAGCTGGGCCAGCCGGATCGCTTGGGTGCATGAGCACCAGGAGCAGATCGAAGCAGTGGGTGTGGAGCCTTGGAACCACCAAGAGTTCTGGGCCAGCGCCAAGGACCCGTGGCAATTCCTTGCGTTCTGCCGGGCGTATCAACAGTTCAGCGCCCACGGGTACGGCTGGGTGTGCGACCAGCCAGTGGTGCTGGATTGCACGTGCTCAGGGATCCAGCACTATGCGGCGCTGCTTCGGTCCGAGGACATGGCAGCCCTCGTCAACCTGACCAGCAGCGACACCCCCCAGGACATCTACCGCACCGTGCTGGACCATGTGTTGGCTGAGCTACGGACCGATGCCGCGGCCGGCAATGACCACGCCGCCAAGTGGCTGCAGCTGTCCCCCGATCGCACCTTGGCCAAGCCGGTGGTGATGACCTTGCCGTACTCAGCGACCAGGCTCACCGTCGTGGACCAGTGCTGCGCTTGGGCCCGGGAGCGGGCAATGGATACGGTCGGCCGTGACTCCTGGCCGTTCAAGCGTGGGGCCATGGTCAGTCACCACTACATGGCCACGATCCTGTACCGGCACACGTCGAACCACATCGGCCCGGCGAAAGCAGCGATGACGTGGTTCAAGAAGGTCGGCCATGCAGCAGGCAAGCTGGGCCTGGCGCTGCAGTGGCACAGCCCATCAGGCCTACTGGTGTCCCAGGAATACTGGGATTACACGGGTGTCCGGATCCGCCTGTACCACATGTCGTCGGTGCCGATGGAGCTGATGACCCACCATCAACCAACCGAGCTCAACCCCAAGCGGATGGCCAACGGGCTCAGCCCCAACGTCATCCATAGCCTTGACGCCAGCCACATGGCAGCCGTCACGATCGAGGCGTTCGCAGCTGGCATCCGCAATCTCGGCGGCATCCATGACTGCTTCGCCACGACGCCAGCAGAGATGGCCACACTGCGGACCTGCATCCGTAGTACCTTTGCTGGCATGTACGCACGGGACTGGTTCACGCCCATCGCTGATGAGCTTGTGGCCCAGCTACCCCCAGCAGTACAGGCCAAGATCCCGCCACGCCCAGTGCTGGGTGGGTTCAACCCCCAACTTGTAAACAACGCCGACTACTTCGTCTCATGAACAACGTTCAGTACGTGGAAAAGCTGAAGCTCACCACCCCCAAAGCAACCTTCAAGTACCCCAAGCTCATCGAAGCTGAGACCAAGTTCAACCCCGAGGGTGTGTACAAAGTCACTGCCATCATCCCGGCGGCTGATGCTACCGACATGGCGGACCAGCTCGATGCGTTGCTTGAAGCCCACAAAGCCAGCCTCAAGGCGCAGTCACCAACCACCAAGTACAAGCTGGTGGATTCGAGCTTTGGGTTCGAGGAGGTGGACGGTGAGCCAGCCTTTGTCATCACCGCCAAGATGAAAGCTAAAGGGATCAGCCGTGACGGTCGTTCCTGGTCCGCTGCCCCTGCCCTGTTCGATGCCAAGGGTGGTGCCGTCAAGGACCGTGAGTCCCTGCGTGGCATGTGGTCCGGTACCACTGGCCGTGTGTCGTTCGAGGCGTGCCCCTTCTACCAGCCCGGCATCGGGGTTGGCTTGTCGATGCGGCTGAAAGCGGTACAGATCATCGACCTGGTGGAATCCGGTGGAACAGCAGACGCCTTCGGCTTTCAAGAAGAAGCCGGCTGGGCGGCAACGTCGGTCGAGGGCCCGGTCCCGTTCGACTCAACCGGAACAGCGTCCGACGAGGGCTTCGACTTCTAGTCGGTACCGATCGGGCTTCGAGGCATCGGTCGCAGCCAGCCTCAATCATCGGGGGCTGGCGTTCGAGTACGAATCGGTGCCCCTGACGTACGTGTTGACGTCGGTCTACACCCCTGACTTTGTGCTGCCGAACGGGGTGATCGTCGAGACCAAGGGGTTGTTTGATTCCGATGACAGGCGCAAGATGCTGGCCGTCAAGGCACAGCACCCAGCCCTGGACATCAGGCTCTGTTTCCAGAAAGCGGACGTCAAGCTGAGTCGAGCGCCCCGGTCGATCACGTACGCCCAGTGGGCCACAAGGCACGGGTTCGCCTGGTGCGAAGGCAACATCCCAACTACATGGACCGATGTCATCCAAGTTCCTGAAGCATGAGGCGTGCCCCAAATGCGAATCCAAAAACAACCTGGCCCGCTACGACGACGGTCACGCAACCTGCTTCGGATGCGGGTACCAGGAGCAGCCCAAGACCGACAAGCCCGAACCCCGCATGGAACCACTCCCGCCACCCGTAACGCCGATCCTTGAGTTCGTCGAAGCCCGGCCCATGCCTAAGCGTGGGTTGACGGCTGAGACCTGCACCCTGTTTGGCTACGGGTCCTCCACCCAAAACGGGACACCGGTGCAGGTGGCGCCGTACCGCAACCAGGCTGGCAAGGTGGTGGCCCAGCACATACGCACCGCCGACAAGCGGTTCCGCTGGCTGGGGGACAGCGCCAACCTGCAGCTGTGGGGCCAGCACCTCTGGCGACAGGGCCACGGCGGTGGCACAGGCCTGTTCGTCACCGTGACCGAAGGCGAGATCGACGCGATGTCGGTGTCCCAGGTGCAAGGCAACAAGTACCCGGTGGTGTCGCTGCCGAACGGGGCCCAATCCGCCAAGAAGTACCTGGCTGCCAACGCCACCTGGCTGTCGCAGTTCGCACGCATCGTGCTGTGCTTCGACTCCGATGAAGCAGGCGTCAAGGCAGCAGCTGACTGCGTGGCTGTGCTGCCGCTGGGCAAGGTGGCCGTGTGCCAGTTGCCCCGCAAAGACGCCAACGAGATGCTGCTCGCCGGTGAAGGGGAGATCCTGCGGGACCTGCTCTGGAAGGCGACACCCACCAGGCCCGACGGCATCGTCAATGCCAACGACCTGTGGGCGGAGCTCATCAAGCCCAGCACCGACTCAGCTTGCCCGTACCCATGGCCGGCGCTCGACGCCATGACCCGTGGCTTCAGACGTGGCGAGATGGTCACCCTGTGTGCCGGGTCCGGCGTCGGCAAGTCCAGCATCTGTCGAGAGTGGGCGCACCATTTCCTGCGGGCTGGGCTACGGGTCGGGTACATCGCGCTGGAGGAATCCACCAAGCGCACGATGCAGGGGATCGTCGGCATCGAGCTCAACAAACCCATCCACCTTGACCCCAACGCTGCAGATGAAACTGAAATCAGAGCGGGCTTTGACCGCGTCTTTGGGACTGGCCGTTGCTTTCTGTATGACCACTTCGGATCTATGGATCCCGACCATCTCATCAGCAAGATCAGGTATCTCGCAGATGCTGAGGGGGTGGACGTCGTCGTCCTTGACCACCTCACCATCGTCATCTCTGGACTCACGGATCTCGACGAGAGACGAGCGATCGACGTGACCTGCACCAAGCTGCGCCAGGTGGTGGAACAGACCGGCATTGGGCTGGTGCTGGTCTCACACCTCAAGCGACCAGAGGGCCGTGGCCACGAAGAAGGGGCCCAGACCAGCCTCGGTCATTTGCGGGGCAGCCAAGGAATAGCCCAGCTCTCGGATATGGTGGTCGGCGCAGAACGGAACCAGCAAGGTGACGCAGCTGAACGCAACGAGCTGCAGCTACGGGTCCTGAAGAACCGGTTCTCTGGTGCAACAGGGCCATGCGACAAGCTGGTGTATAACCAAGACACCGGTCGGTTGATTATACCTATGTCACATTATTTCGGAACATGAGAAAACTTTTAATTCTGCTGGCCATGCTTGCGGCACCGGCCCAGGCCCGCACCGTCACTGCCACGGTCTATCACCCGGACTTCAACGGCCAGCCTGACTACTGCACGGGAAAACCGTATCAGCACTGGGGACTGTCGGCAGCACATGCCTCCATCAAATGCGGAACCCTGGTCCGCGTCACCCATGCCGGCCGGTCGTTGGTTGTGCCGATCCGTGACCGGTGCGACTGCGACAGCATTGACCTGTCAGCCGGTGCTGCGTACCGCTTACAAGTGCCACTTGATGGGACGGCTCGCGTGGGGATTTCTTACTGATGACCTTACGCGCCAGCTACGGGATGGCCAACCCCAATTCCTTCTTCGACGCCAAGACCGTGCGCGAGATCCGGTTGCAGCATCTCTGCGACATGGTCTCTGCGTCCCAGATCGCCCGGGACCTAGGCGTGAACGTCAGTTGCGTCAGCCGCATCGTGAACTGGAAGTCATGGGCGGGCCAGGACCAAGACCTGCGGGCGATCCCGAAGCCTGGGCACAAAGGTGGCGACAAGTACCACCGGCCCAAGGCTGACCCGGTGGTGCCAGTGGTGCGGCTCACGTGTCGCACCTGCCTGCATCTCAACGACGACACCGGCATCTGTGACTTCGGGTTCCCCGAGTGCCTGAGCTCTGCGTACACGTTCGCGTCCAAGTGCTGCGTTTACAAACCACTTACATCCCACACCAAGCATGGCTCTGCTAATTGACGCTGACTGGTTGCTGTACGCCGCGTGTGCTGCGTGTGAATGTGACATTCGGTGGGACGAATGGATCAACACATTGCACCTAGAGCAATCAGATGCCAAGAGCTACATCACCCACCAGGTCACCAAGTGGCAAGAGGCGACGGGTGTCAACGACGTGGTCATGTGCCTGTCCAGCTACCCGACCTTCCGGCACCAGCTGTCCGCCGAGTACAAGGCGAACCGCACGGGCCGTCGTAAGCCGTTGGGCCTGAAGGACCTACGGGCCTGGGTCACGGCTGAGTGGCCGACCCGGCGCCACGACAACCTTGAGGCCGACGACGTCATGGGGATCCTGATGACCAGTGGCCAGTACCGGGACCCGATCATGGTTACGGCCGACAAAGACATGCGCACGATCCCAGGCCAGCTGCTGCGCATGGACAAGATGGAGGTCAACACCCTCGGGGACGCGAACCGGAACTGGATGACCCAGGCCCTGGTCGGCGACGCCAGTGACAATTACCCAGGGCTGAAAGGGTTCGGCCCGGTCAAGGCGGAGAAGTTGCTGGCCGATTGCAAAACCTTGCCGGACATGTGGGACGCCGTCGTCGGTGCTTACAGAAAGGGGGGTGAGACCTTTGGCGATGCTTTGCTCAATGCCCGCATGGCCCGCATCCTGCGGTACGGGGACTATGACTTCACATCCGGTAGCGTTGAGCTGTGGGATCCAGACCGTGACCCCGCCATGAAAGCCAATGGATGACCTGTTCCCCCCGCTCGATGAAGCCCTGCTGAAGCGGCTGGACGAGATCCACCCCGAGGCCTGCGCTGATCCCAACGCTACTGAGCGTGAGATCTGGATGCAGGTTGGTGCTCGTCAGCTGGTCCGGATGCTATGGGCCGTCTATCTTGAACAACAAAACGAGGGATGACCCATGTGTGGAGGTGGTGGCGGAGCGCCTGACAACAGTGCGCAGATCCGGATGCAGCAGGAGCAGATGAAGCTCCAGCGGGAGCAGATGGCCATGCAACAGGAGCAGGCCAATGCCCAGAAAGCCCAGTACCAGGAGCAGCTAGCGATCAGCAAAGCACCGCCCCCGCCTGCACCGAACCCGGTGGCCCAAGCCGCAGCAGCAGCCCTAGAGAACCCCATGGCCACCAGCCCACAGAACATCCGGGCCGGGGTCGGCCGTCGCAAGCTGCGGACAGACGCGACCAGTGCCGGGCTCAGCATCCCGGGTGTTGGCTAATGGAACTGAACCTGACCAGCAACGTCGATCGCCAGTCCCACCCGTACAACGACGAAGGCGTTGGCCAAGGCGACGTCACGGCAGCGGCCAGGTACGGCCAGCTGCAAACCAACCGTGATGCGTACCTGCAACGGGCCCGGGACTGCAGCAAGGTGACGATCCCAGGCCTGATACCGGATGCGGGACAGGGGGACCGTGGTCGACTCAAGACCCCGTACCAATCGCTGGGTGCCCGGGGTGTCAACTACCTGGCCAGCAAACTACTCATCACTTTGTTCCCCCCGAATTCCAGCTTCTTCAAGCTTGAGATCGACGACCTGGCCCTGCGGGTTGCGGAGCAAGGACCAGAAATCAAGACCGAACTCGACACCGCGCTGGTCAAGGTTGAGCGGGCTGGCATGTCGGCGTTCGAGGTGGCCAATGGCAGAGCCTCGATGCACGAAGCGTTCAAGCACCTGCTTGTGGGTGGGAACGTGCTGCTGTACGTGGCAGAAGAAGGCGTCAAGGTTATCCACCTGAACCGGTTTGTTGTGTGTCGTGACCCGATGGGGTCCGTCACCGAGATCGTGGTTGAGGAGGAGGTGTACCCAGATGCGTTGCCGCCTGGTTTGTACGACGACGTCGAGGACGAGGACGGTGGGTACGAGTCAGGTCGCAGCTCCAAGACCGTGAAGCTCTACACCCACGTCGAGTACGAAGACGGCAAGGTGCATTGGTACCAGGAGGCCAAGGGCAAAGAGATCCCTGGGTCCCACGGCATGTGCGACGCGGACGTGAATCCCTGGATTCCGCTGCGCTTCAACCGCGTCGACAGCGAGGAATACGGGCGCTCCTACATCGAGGAGTACTACGGGGACCTGCTGGCGCTGGAGTCTTTGTATCAGGCGATCCTTGAGGGTTCGGCGGCCGCGGCCAAGGTTCTGTTTCTGGTCAACCCGAACGGCACGACCCGGCCCAAGACCCTGGCGAACGCTGAGAACGGGGCCATCGTGCAAGGCAACGCTGCTGACGTCACGGTCATCCAGACCCAGAAGGCCCAAGACCTAGGCATCGCCAACTCCACCATCGAACGGATTGAGGGCCGGCTGCAGTTTGCGTTTCTGCTGAACACCGCCATCCAGAGACCTGGCGAACGGGTGACCGCCGAAGAGATCAGGTACATGAGCCAGGAGCTAGAGGCTGGCATCGGTGGCCTGTACTCGATCCTGACCCAGGAGCTGCAGCTACCACTGGTGCGTCGTTTGCTCCATGTGTTGCGGAAGCAGCGCAAGCTGGCGGCGTTCCCCAAGGGCAAAGGCGGTGTGCCACTGGTCAACCCCAGGCCCGTGACTGGCCTTGAAGCCATCGGCCGTGGCGACGACCGCAACAAGCTGGTCCAGTTCATCACCACTGCTACCCAAACCCTTGGGCCTGAAGCCCTGGCCAAGTACATGAACGTCGACGAGGCACTGCGTCGTCTGGCTGCCAGTGAATCCATCGACACCACAAACCTCATCAAGACCCAGGACCAACTACAACAAGAAGCTGCAGCTGCACAACAACAGCAGCAGCAGGCCAGCCAACGTGACATGCTGATGACTGGCCTTAAGTCATCTGCGATGGCACAAGTCGCCAACAACTACACCCAAGCTGGAGCCCCGTATGGTCCGCAATTCCCAGAAGGAGCAGACCCTGGACAACCAGGAGCTGCCCCCAACGCCCTCCCCGTCCCCCCAGCAGCACCAGGTATCCCTAGTGGGCCCGCCGGCCCAGGTGCCCCAATGGGGCCCAACGCCTGACATCGTCATCGACGTGGTCGAGACCATGCCCGAGATGCAACCTGACCCCACGCCCGTCGTCACCACTGGCGATGACGGCTCCATCACCATCAACTGAGACCCATGCCTGAAGCAATCACAATCAGCCAAACCGAGACCCCAGCACTGTCAACTGAGAACGAAGAGATGCTTGCCGCGATGGCAGGCGGACAGGACGAACCAGGTGAACTGCTGGCCGGCAAGTACAAGTCGGTGCAGGACCTGGAGCAGGCGTACAAGGAGCTCCAGGCGAAGATGAGTCGTGGGGAAACCGTTGAGCCTGAGGCTGACGACGACGGTGAGCCTGAGGCTGAGGCCGAAGAGGTTGTCACCGGCAACGCCCGGGAGATCTATGGCGACCTGATCGGCGGGAAGCTCGACGAAGCCGGCATCGACTTTGGCGACATGAACACCCGCTGGCAGCAGTCGGGCACCTTGGAGTCCGGGGACTACGAGCAGCTGGCGGAAGCTGGCTTTGACCGGAGCATGGTCGATGCGTACCTGTCGGGCCTGCAGTACAAGGCGTCCCAAGACACAGCCCTGACCACCAAGGAGGTGACGTCGATCAAGGCGTCGCTCGGCGGTGAAGCCGAGTACACCAAGATGATCGAGTGGGCTGGGTCCACCTTGTCGCCCGACGAGGTTGAGGGCTTCAACCAGATCATCAACACCCAGCCGATGTCTGCGGTGAAGATGGCCATCAGTGGCCTGCACGCCAGGTACACAGCAGCCGAGGGTCGGGAGCCCAAGCTCATCGGTGGCCGTGCCCCCAAAGGCAACACCGACAAGTTCGAGAGCACAGCTCAGCTGGTGGCAGCCATGTCGGATCCCAAGTACAGCAACGACCCTGCGTACCAGCAAAAGGTGCAGGAGAAGCTGAGTCGGTCGAGCATCTTCTGACGGCTGCAAAGCTCTGGCCCTCCCGCTTGGGGGGGCTTTTTGCTTGGGTTGTGCCTGTCCCTACACTGAGACCACCTAGACCCA